TTAGGTAATATAGACCAAATATCATCTTTGGGTAATTGTTTCTTTATTGATAATGGTTCGGATTCTTATGGAGGTATCTTTAATACAGACGAATCCCTTGTTCAATTAATGAAACGCAGAGGAGGAGTTGGCATTACTCTTGAACATCTTCGTCCGGCTACAGCTACTGTAAACAATGCAGCTCAATCTTCAACAGGAGCTACTTCCTTTATGGATCGTTTTTCCAATTCCACAAGAGAAGTTGCTCAAGATGGAAGAAGAGGTGCTTTAATGATTACAATGCACATAAATCACCCAGACATCTTGGATTTTATTATGAAAAAAGATGATCTGACAAAAGTAACTGGCGCTAATGTATCTGTTAAGGTTACTGATGAATTTATGAATGCTGTGGAAAAAGATGAAGATTATCTCTTAAGATGGCCTGTTGAATCTTCCCAACCTAGAATGCTTGAAAAATTTACTTATAATAAGCTTCATCGGACAGAAGATGGTTCTTATGTTAGACGAGTAAAAGCCCGAGAAATTTGGAATACCATTGTTAAACAGGCTCATAAAAATGCTGAACCCGGAGTTCTTTTTTGGGATAATGTTATAAAAGAATCCCCAGCAGATATGTATTCTAATTTGGGATTTAAAACTCTGGGAACGAATCCTTGTGTTGTAGGTGATACTCTTATTGCAGTCGCAGATGGAAGAAATGCGGTTTCTATAAGGGAATTATCAGAAACAGGAAAAGATGTTCCTGTATATTGTACTAACCCCATGACAGGAAGAACCGAAATTAAGTGGGGAAGAAATCCTAGAAAAACAGGCATAAAAAGAGAAGTATGGAAATTAAGATTAGATGATAACTCTGAATTAATTGCAACTCCGGATCACCAGATATTTACAACTAAGTTAATTTATAAATCACTTAAAGACCTAGTACCCGGTGAATCTATCATGCCTTTTTACTCTTATAATTCTAATAATTATCGACAGATCTCTCGAACAGGCTCATTAATGTCTGGGGGAAATTATAGAAGCCGACGACAATATCATTTAATTCACGAATTTTTTAATGGAAATATAGATCATAAATTATATTCTATTCATCATGAGGATTTTAATTCCAAAAATGATCGAATTGAAAATTTGAAAAAAATGTTAAGATCGGAACATAAAAACCTCCATTCGGATTTAATCAGAGGAGAAAAAAATCCATATTATAAAATGGATACTGATTGGAAATTTAGATTTGCTTCTCACCCGGGAAAAACTAATCCTCGATATATCGATGTTTCAAATGCCGAACTAATTAAATTCGGCAAAGAATTATTCAGGAAGAAAGGAAGAATAACTCGAAAAGAATGGATAAATTTTGCAAAAGAAAAAGGATTGCCAGTTAAATTGGCAAACAATTTTAGGTTTCAATCTTTTACAAATTTTAAAAATCAAGTATCAGAAAATCATAAAGTAAAATCTATAGAATTTTATGGATATGAGGATGTTTATAATTTAACTGTCGATGATTATCATAATTATCATATAATCACCTCTTTTTCTGACGATAAGTTTATTAAATCCTCCGGAATATGTATAAAAAATTGTGGAGAAGTTCCCTTAAGTCCTTATGATTCATGTCGTTTAGGAAGTATAAATGTCTATACTCTTGTTGAAGAACCTTTTACAAAAGATGCTCGAATTGATTGGGCAGAATTAGCTAAAAGAGCTAAATTCGCTCAGAGATTTATGGATGATATTGTAGAAGCTGAAGAGGAAAAGATTATTCTTATCCTCAATAAAATTGATCAGGATAAGGAGCCAGAAGAGCTTAAAAGAACTGAAAGGGAAGTTTGGGAAAAGGTTCTAAAAGTATTAAGAAATGGAAGAAGGACTGGAGTAGGAATTCTTGGTCTTGGGGATATGTTTGCAGCTTTGGGAATGAGATTCGGAACTCCGGAAGCTACAGAATTAGCTGAAAAAATTCATAAAGTTATTGCTATCAATTCTTATAGGGAAAGCGTTAATCTTGCAAAAGAAAGAGGGTGTTTTCCTATATGGGATGCTGATAAAGAAGCTATAAATCCTTTTATTAGAAGAGTCATTAGTGAGAATTTTGATAATAAGGAATACGAGAAATATTTGCAATATGGTCGTAGAAATATCGCCAATTTGTCTATCGCTCCAACAGGATCATTAGCCATTTTGGCACAAACTACTTCTGGCATAGAACCCGTATTCAAAATATTTTATCACAGGAGAAGAAAAGTTAATCCCGGAGAAGAAGGTGTTAAGGTTTCTCATGTGGATGAAAATGGCGATTCTTGGGAAGAATATAATGTAATCCATTATCCATTTATTGAGTGGTTTAGTGCTCAAACAAGTGGAAAAATGACTTTTAGCGGAGCCAAAGCATTTTTGGAAAGCCAGGGTGAAGAAGAATTAAATAATCTAGTTGCCCAATCTCCTTGGGCTAAATCAGAATCTCATGATATTGACTATCTTGAGAAGGTCAGAATGCAGGGTCGAATCCAAAAATGGATCGACCACAGCATCTCTGTAACTCATAATCTTCCGGAAAAAATTTCTATAAAAGAAGTTAATGACATTTATTTTCAAGGTTGGAAAGCTGGATGTAAAGGATTAACCATTTATAGGGAGGGATCAAGATCTGGTGTTCTTATTTCCAAAAAGGAAAAAGATACTAATGAATTTAAGGAAACTCATGCACCAAAAAGACCTAGAGTTTTAGAAGCAGATTACTATGTAGCAACTGTCAAAGGAGCTAAATTTGCAGTTATTGTTGGTTTATGGCCCGGAACAAATCGTCCTTATGAGGTTTTTGCATTTGAAAACCCTCCTATGATGAAAAATACAAGGGGGAAAACCGTTAAAGTTAAGAAGGGGGAATATAAATTTATAAATGGTGAATTTGAAATCCCTAATCTTCAATTAGCTTCTACAAGAATAGAAGAAAGAACTTTAACACTCTCTGCTTCAATGCTTTTAAGACATGGGGCTCCAATAAATCATGTAAATCATGTAATTTCTAAGATTGATAGCAATATAGCTTCTTTCTCAGCCGCTATTAGAAGGTATCTTTCTCGATATGTTGAAGATGAGATTGATGGGGAAGGATGTCCAAATTGCGGGGATAAACTCATAATGCAAGATGGATGTGTTAAATGTGTCAATCCGTCTTGTGGTTTTTCCAGATGTGGTTAAAAAATTAACAAATTTTAACAAAAACTTACATTTATCCCATCCATATAATAGATAAATATTTAAATTAATCTATTATATGGATTTTTCTTGTGACCCAGTTAAATGTTTAGAATGCGGAAAAGAATTTCCTTATTCTAATGGATATTTTGTTTCTCATTTATTGAAGGAACATAATTTATCTCTTAGACAATATGTTATAAAATGGGAATATGATAATGATGAAACCAAAATTCCGAAATGTCAATGCGGATACTGTGATGAACCCGTTCCTTTTTATAGAGGGAAATTTCTTATAGGACAAAAATTAAGAGATCATCAAAATCATAATTGGTTAAAAGAACAATATATTAAAAAATATGGTGTTCCAAAATGTAAATCGTGTGGAAAAGAAAATAATAATTTTTATCGGGGTAAACCAAGAGAAAATTGTCATAAATGTGTAAAAGATGGAAGGATTAATCAGGATAATAAGTCCCGGTTTGGGTCTTCTGGAAAAACTATATCTACTCTTAAAAAAAGATATGGAGTTATAAATACAGGTCAATTTACTAAAAATAGAGAGAATGCTTCCAAAAGAATGACCGAATATAATTCTAATTGGAAGAAAAATCATACTATAAAAAAATATAAGGATACAGAACTTTACTATCAATCTTCTTTTGAATATGATTTTTTATTATTCTGTGAAAATCTGGGCATTCTTAACCAAATCGAAAATGGCCATTCTTATAACTATCTCGAAGAAGATAGAAAATTTGGATTAAGATTGATGACCGATTTTTCTATAGGGGATTATGAAATCGAAATAAAATCCTCCTATATTATGAAGAAGCAAGGAGGGGTGGATGCCGTATTTGCAAAGAAAAAAGCAGTTGAATTTTCTGGCAAAAAATATATCTTTTTATTGGATAAGAATTATTCTATCTTTAACGACATTTTAACAATATAGACTGAACATTTCGTCGTTAACTGCATATTAATAGAAGAAGGATAGAAATACATAAAATAAAAGGAGTTCAAAAATGAATATGTATCATCTTTGCACTCCTTTTTGTTTTATGTGGAGGCGTAGTTCAAGGGAAAGAACGGGTGCCCGCTAAGCTCCAAATATGGGTTCGACCCCCATCGCCTCTACCATTTATTTTATATATCTTATTTGGATTTTATGAAAAGTTCTTTTCTATATATAATTTAACGATTAATTAATGCGGATATTCTCGTTGCGGATAATATCATAATAACCTCCTTAAACCCGGTATTAAAAGCCGGGTTTTTTATGGAATATATAAAGAAAATACTTAATAGTATGGAAAAGTTTGTATATGAAAATTTAGATGAATTTCTAAACGAAAGATTTGTCGAAGACCCCGAGGTGGACGGATCTTATGAAGAAAACTTCCCAGAGGATGAAGAGGAATCCGAGGAAATAGAAGATGAAATAGAAGATGAAGAAATAGAGGAATCCCCCGAAGAAGAAACAGAAGAAGAATCAGAAGAAGCCACTTCAAATAAAAAAGGATTCCATGAAAATATAGAAGATAGTACTCTTGAAAATGAGGATTTTAGAAGAGTTCTATATACAGGAGAAAATCTTCAATTAGTTGTAATGACCCTACAAGAAGGAGAAGAAGTTGGAGAAGAAATCCATGAAAATGATCAATTCTTTAGATTCGAAGAAGGGGAAGGAATTTGCATCATTAATGATAATGAATATGAAGTAGAAGATGGATCGGGAGTTATTGTTCCGGCAGGATCTAAACACAATATTATAAATATCGGAGAAGGCCCGCTAAAATTATATACTCTTTATTCTCCTCCGCATCACAAAGATGGTGTAAAATATGCCTCTAAAGAAGAAGCTGAAGAATCTTCAGAAGAATTTGATGGCGAAACAACAGAATAATTTAAAATGCTTGTAAGAGAAAGCGTTAATTTCATTAGAGGAGACAGAGATGAAGAATCTGTTAAAACTAGTCTCTTTGGGATTAGAGTGGGGCATATTGTTATTCCTTCGAAGCTTCCTCCATTTCCTAATTCTAGAAGCGGGGTTACTATGCCAGCTTATTTAGTGGAATCTATCCATGATGAAGGAAGGAAAAGATCCTTAAGACTTTTAGGTATTGGATATTTTTATAATTTAAATTTTCGCAATCCAGGGGATACGCCTTCCCGGTGGTTTAGTTTTTCTTCGGGATTTTCTTCATCTTTAGGGGATGAAGAAGATTATAAACCAATCGATTCAATTTTAAAAGAAATGATACTTGATTCTTTAAAAAAAGAACCGGAAAGAAGAACCTGGGAAGTCCATAAAATGAATTTTTATGATAGATCTGGCGGAAAACCCATTCTATTAAAAGAGGAACTTTTCCATCGATCCTCAACTAAATCCCAAATAAAAGATAAATTAATTGGATTTCGTCCTGGAAGTATTATAACTTCAACAGAACCCTGGCCAGCAAATAAACCTTATAAAGAGGTTTATATGTATATTAAAAAAGGAGAAAAATTTAATGACCAGGGAAATCCAATAATAGTTACTTATATCGGGGCTCTTTCTAAAAGAGATGGAAAATTAAGCCAATTCTTAATAAGACATAAGAAAATGTTGGGCGAAACAGTTATATGGGAAGAAAATAAAAGATCTCTAACTCCCGAAGAATTACAAAAAGTACAAAAAACTTTTTCAGAAATTCCAAGTTATCATCAAAAAATATACGACGAAACTGGAATAAAACCATCCCTAAATGAAAGTCTAAATTTCGAAAGAGGATTAGATCCCAAACATTCTATGAAGATAGGAAAGAGAGGACTTATCATTAAGTGGTTTTCCGACTTAGGTATAGACGAAAGTAGATATGAGATTCTTCCTGATCTTTCTATTAAAGTAAATGGGAATTTAGATTTAAGCAACACCCCAATAACTTCTCTCCCTGATAATCTTACTATAGGAGGGGATTTATATTTAAGAAACACTCAAATAACTTCTCTTCCTGATAATCTTACTGTAGGGAGATGGTTAGATTTAAATAACACCCCAATAACTTCTCTTCCGGATAATCTTTCTGTAGGAGGGAGCTTATATTTAAGTAACACCTCTATAACTTCTCTTCCAGATAATCTTACTGTAGGGGGGAATTTAGATTTAAATAACACCCCAATAACTTCTCTTCCTGATAATCTTACTGTAGAGGGATGGTTAGATTTAAGTAACACCCCAATAACTTCTCTTCCTGATAATCTTACTGTAGAGGGATGGTTAGATTTAAATAACACCCCAATAACTTCTCTTCCGGATAATCTTACTGTAGAGGGGAATTTAGATTTAAGTAACACTCAAATAACTTCTCTTCCTGATAATCTTACTGTAGAGGGGAATTTAGATTTAAGTAACACTCCGATAACTTCTCTTCCAGATAATCTTACTGTAGAGGGGAATTTAGATTTAAATAACACTCAAATAACTTCTCTTCCTCCTTCTTTAAAAGTAAAAGGAGAAATCATAGGATTTAAAGAAAGGATAGTAAAAGAATCTTTAGAATTTCATAGAACTTATTCAGAAGCAGAAATCAAAGAAAAACTTTTTGGATGGAGGTCAGGACAAATATTAATTTATAATACAGAACGTAAGCACGGGGTTACTAAATTATTTGTTTATAATGAAACTTTAGAAAGTGATGATGTTTTAAAGCCCTGGAATATTCAATGTATGGAGATAGGGCATATGGGGGGAAATCCAAAATATGCTTATATTCATGTTGGATTTTTTCCGAGTTTAACTATAAAAAGAGAAAAAGATCTAAGAATTCCAAATTTAGAAGAAAGAGAAGTTATAAAAAAAGCTCTCAAAAAGGAATATTATAAAAAAGAAATTAAAAAAATCGAAGAAAAATTAGGAGTAAGAATTTTTGTATGATAGTAAGAGAATCCATAAATTTTGAAAGAGGAATAAATCCTAAAGTTGCTATGGGATTGGGCGTATTTTCTCCGGGTCGTCTTTTTAAATATGAGGATAGTCATGCTGTTAGACCCGAATTTCCCTCTGTTTTTGCATATATTGAAAGAGATAAAACATATAATTACTATTTTTATATAGGAAGATTTATTGATCCAAAGGAATCATTTACAGGATCTAATTTTACATTTGGCGGGAGTCCTCAAAGTGATAATAGATACAATCTTCAAAAAATAAAGGATGATCACATGGTTCTTTTATCAGAAAAAGAAAAGAAAGCCTTAAAAAAAGTTTTTTCCGATGAAAATAATCAGGATATTGTAGATTCTTTACAAAGAAAAATGAAAGCAAAAATTCTTTTAGAATCTTTATCATTTCAAAGAGGAAAATCCGAAAGAGAGATAAAAGACCTATTAGGAGAATGGAGACCAGGAAAATTAGTAATAAACCCGCATACAAATATAATATATGTTTTTCTTGGGATGAAGGATGAAGAAAATGCAGAAATATTTTCTCTAGGGCATTTAAGAAATATTGGGAATTTCCCAAAATCCTATCTCAAAAAATATAAGAAAGTAACAGATTCAGAATGGGCAAGAACTAATCTTAAACCTACAAGAAATTTAAGGACTTTAACTGATCAAGAATATCATTTAGTAAAGCCTTCTTTATACCAAGAATATATAAATAAAGTCAAAGAAAATTTTGGCGTAGACATTATTATACCATGACAGAATTCATAATTAAAAGTATTTTATCTGAGGAACTTTTCGGACAACGTTTGTGCGAAAGTTTAGAGGATCAACAAATTGTTGAATACTTTTATCGTGAACTTTTATTAGAAAAATTCTTATATGGGGAGCCAATAACAGTGCCAGAATTAAGAAAACTTTTACGTCAAAAAATCGTTAATTTTGAATTTATAAAACTTGATGGGGAAGTTCGCCCGGCAGAGGGAACAACCATGATGAAGTATATTCCAAAGAAAGACCATCCTAAAGGAATACGTCCATCTTCTCCAAAAGTAGCTACATTCTTTGATTTAGATAAAATGGCTTGGAGAAGTGTTTCCCAAAGAAGCAAAGAAATAGTTCTGAAGAAAGACGAAGAAAAAGGTCGTCCTGTTGTAGTTGTTCAGGATAAAGATAGGGAAGCTACAAAAGTTCCTAAAGAAAAACCAGTTGAAAAACCAAAAGTTGAACCAGTTGAAAAACCATACGAAGAACCGATTGATGAACTTAATGTTGGAGACATCAGGTTCTACCTCAATCGATATGGTAAAGAAATTCAAATTGAGATTATTAGGATCGGAGACGACGGATCTGTATATGCAAGAACTATGGCAGATAATGCTCTCTTTAGAGTCCCCGAAGCTAGACTTAAAAATATTGGAGAAAAAGTTCCGCAAGAAGAAGTTCAAAGAGGAAGAAAAAAGATACTTACTACAGAACCTATTAAATCAGAAAAGCCTGTTCCCCCTCCAACTGCTCCTAAGAAAAAGGCAGAAAAACCAACAACTATCCTTCTTCCGAAGGAACAGGTTCCTTCAAAGGAACCCCCAGAAGAAATACAGACTGAAGAACCCGGAGCAGAAGAACTCTAATTCTTTTGGACCCATAATAAAACTTTATGGGTCTTTTCATTTATAATACATGTAAAACTATAACAATGGATAGAAAATGGGATCTTAGGGATATTGCGATTATCCCAACAATACAGAGTGACATTTCAAGCAGAAAAGAATGCTTGGTAAAAACTGATTTTAATGGAAAAGGGATGCTTCCTTTAATGGCATCCCCTATGGATACTGTAGTTTGCGAAAAGAACTACGAAACCTTTATTGATCATGGAATTATTCCTTGTTTGCCAAGAGGGTTTTCATCTAAACATCTAATTCATACATCTTCTTATTTTCAAGCTTTTGGTCTTCATGAGATTGAATCAGCTTTGGAAACTTATACAAAAAATCTTAAATATGCTGAATTGGATCAGATGTTAGATGAAAATCATGATGAATTTTATCATTATCCAAATGTCCTAATTGATATAGCAAATGGGCACATGGGTAAATTGATCCAGATAATAAAGGATATTAAAAAATATTGGCCAAACATTCAATTAATGGTAGGTAATGTGGCTAATCCTCTTACGTATAAAAACCTTGCTATGGCAGGTGCTGATTATGTAAGAATATCTATAGGATCTGGCGCGGGATGCACGACAGCCGCGAATGTAGCTATTAATTATCCTCTTGGCTCTCTAATTAGTGAATGCCATAAGATAAAAATAGAAAGCCATCTCGAAACAAAAATTGTAGCTGATGGCGGAATGCAAGGATATGATGACATAATCAAAGCCCTCGGATTAGGAGCAGATTTCGTTATGATAGGTTCCTTATTTAATAAAGCTATGCAAAGTGCAGGGTTTAATTATTTATGGGGTAAAAGAATAAAATCCTATGAATTAGCTAAATCCCTTTGGAAGTGGGGTTTTCCGGTAAAGAAAAAATATAGGGGAATGAGCACTAAAGCAGTTCAGAGAAGTTGGGGAAAATCTAAACTCGTAACTGCTGAAGGAATAACTAAATATCAAAAAATTGAATATAATCTTTCTCAATGGGTAGAAAATTTCGAAGACTATTTAAGATCTAATATGAGTTATTGCGGGTCAAGAACTCTTTCGGAATTTATAGGAGAAGCTGAATATGTTTTCATTACTGAAAATGCTTTAAGAAGATTTACAAAGTGATTTTTTATATTTACCTCTCTTTACTCCGAGCCGGGAGGCAGACATCTTTTTTCTAGTTTCTTCTGACATTTTTTTATTGAGCCAGGGTTTATTTCTTGCATTATTTTTACTAATTTTTTGTCTGGATTCTTCAGAATGATGCCATCCCCGATTTTTAGAAATATAGTTTGCATAAGTTTTTTCATTCATGGGAATTCCCTTATTCCATGCTGTTTTTCCTTTTTTCGAAATGCTAATTTTTTGTTTTGTCTCATCCGGCATTTTTCTATTTTTGTTTCGAGAAATTCCTTTGGATGATTGAGAGATTCTCTCTTTAGATAATTCCGAGTGACTAAAGCATCCTCGAACCCCCAACCCTCCAGTTGGGCTTAAATTATATCCATTGGGAAATAAAGTATTGTATTTTTGAATATATTTTTCCTGTGCATTAAAAGCCTCTTTCTTTGATGGAAAAACTTCCAGAATTTCTTTTTTGAAATTTTGTTTTCCGTATTGTCTTAAAGCTCTTTGTAAATAAGGCCTTCCACTTCCGAGATAACCATCATTTAAATCATTTGTAGAATGGTCTCCTATATATTGCTTTCCATCAATTAAATTAGTAGTTATATAAACAAAGTGAATC